TTTCTTTTTTTGCCAAAAGTATTGTTTTTTAGACCCTCCATTAGGAAGAAAATATATTTTTGGCGGGGGAATTGTATCTCCTTTTTTCTTTGCAATAGAAACTTCTTTCATATATTTATCAATTTCATTATTATAATCTTTTTCAGTTAATACAACTACAACATCTTTTATTCTAAGTTCTGGTTTTTCTATAGCGCTTGGATGATTATGTCTATTATTAATAGTATTTGAAATTACTTTTCCCTGGTCAATTAAATTAGTAAATCCATTATTTTTATTTATTATTTCAAACCAATTCTCCAATGATTTTCTTTTTGTTTCAAATGGGTCAACAGTCGGAATATATGTATCCGCAGGAATATCTTCTATTGGTGTTTCAATAATATTAACTTCTGGAGGCGCTTCTTCGCCAAAATGAAGTATCATTGTATTAACATTAATTACAGTGCCACCCAATAGGCGCACTCTTATTCTATCCACATCAAACGCATCAATAGTTGCCGAATTTGCAATAGATAAATTATTTACCCCATTTGCAAGATATTTAATTGATTGCCCCTTATATTTTGCATTTAATGAATTTGGGCCCACAGAATATATTTTGTATGGTCTGTTTTTATTAAATAATTCTCTTATTTTTATACCATACTGTATATTATCAATATATCTAAATATTGTACTATTACGTTTATTTGCTGCAATGAGGCCCATATCATCAAGCTGAATCTCAAAATTACCAAAAAATACAAAAGATTCATTATTATTATAAATAGTTATTCTAGTATTAATCCTATTAACAATAATTTCCTCGCAGGCTAATATTCGTAGTCCGGCGTTGAATATCACTACGGCGGCATCTACTCTAGTCCCATTATATGGAACAACATTGTATGGCGCCACACAAGTATATGGTTCAATTCTGGGAACATATAATCGTATATTATGTAATTCTTTATTAGGAGCCAAGTCAATAGCATTTAGATTGACAATTGTATCGCGTAAAAAACTATGCTCAAAAGTATGAAAATTCCCAGCAGTTATACTCTGAACATACATATGTTTTTTTAATATTGTGTTTGCAATATTTACATCTATAATATTAAATACTTCAAATCTTAATGCAATTTGATATCCTGGATTATCAGAATATTTTCTATATTTCATTAAATGGTCAATACGCAGATTTTTCATATTTATAAAATCTAAATTATAATTAGCACCCCGATTGCTAGCCATATGCGAGCACATATTTGTATAAATATTATCAGACAAATAATATTTATTATTTTCATATCGGCCAAAATAATAATAAAATTCAGTATGCTCAAATTCTGTAATGGTTTTATCACTTTGAAGTGGTATTATTAGATTGCAATTATCATAATTAACAGCGGTGACCCCAGGTGGGTCAAACAATATAACCGATTGTTTTGTTTCCCGAGTATCAATTATTACATCAGATACTTGTACCGAATACAATGCAAAATTTGCAGCATATACATTTCCTGCAGCATTATAAAAATTGCGAGCATTTATATTATGTTCATCAAAAATAGCAACACTATGAGCGTCTAAGTCAAATATACCGACTCTAGCGAGCGCTGCTGCTGCCTCATTTATTTTAACAATACCATTCATATTCCAAGTATTGCCCATCTCTGTATTGTTATAAAACCCATAACATTTGCAACCAATATAATTATTAACAACATTGTTAAATATATCATCAATATTGGTTCTATCAACTAGAGCAGTATTACCAAATTTAATTTTAGCTAAATTTGCATCAGAAAAAATATTATTTGGGGTACCAGCTGCTAAATTGGCGCTTCGATATAATAGTCCAATAGCAGTATTTATATGGCAAAACATCATTAAATGATTATTTTCATATGAATGTGTAAAGTTGGCCAATAAGACTACACCGCCTAAATCAATTGGGTGATAACAATCATCGACCATTGTATTATACCAATTATCTGCCGCTAAATTAATCTCTATTTTTGGGGTTGTATAATTTATATCAGTTGAGTTAATAATATTATTCGCTCTTAAATTATATCTATATGTGATTGTATTATACCTCCCAGCAATTGGGTTAATAGTAATATTGCGTGGGTCATTGGCTAATGCTGGATATTGGGGGCCAAATCTCATAAAATCAATTATAGCGTTTATATCAGCATTAATACTGTATGCATATCCAATTAATAATAATAATATATTTTGAGGTATTTTTCTTTTCTCTAAATTATTTGTTCCATCACCATAGATATACAATCCAAATATTTTGTCATTGGCGACAAATTCTGCAAAATTGTTGGGAATGGCATCTCTAGTTGGTGGAAATGTTATATCATCCGCACCTCTGGCCTCTGCTGCATTTACTACAGTATTATTATAATTTAAATCGCATATAATAAAAACTTGTTGATTTGCCCCATTATCTGCATCATCAATGCCACTATTTGCACCGCCGGCCGGGGTATTAATATCTTCTCCAGCAATACGAGTAAATAAATTATCTATTAATAAATCATATATAAATGGACTATATGTTGCGACTGTTGAATTATTCTCAGTATGATTTGTTATGATATTACCAGCTATAGAAATTGTTACAATTTTATTATAGCCGGGATTGGGATTGTGTGCGGCTGTATTATCTTCTGGAATATTATCATAAAACAATACTGGGATTTTTCTATCATTGACGGCATCATTATCTGTACATTGTGTTAATATATAACCCTCACATCTTTTTAATTTTGCGATAATATTATTAGTATCTCCAAATTGTGTAAATGAGAACATATGGCTATTACCAATTGGGGTAAGTCCTTCTATTAATTTGATTTTATGTCTATCAAAATCCATAAATCCAACATAACTTCTCCCATTAATTGTTATTTTTACATCTTGATCAGGAGTAACTCGACTTAACTCATTTATTTGATGGGCGCTATCATTGCCCACAATATAATCTAAGCATGGTTGATAGAATAAAATTTGATATAAATTTGCATCGGTTCCATTATGGCCACCAATTACACCAATATTAATACCAGCGCCAAAGCCATCTATATCAATAATTCCTGTATTGTTATCAATTAAATGAATAGTAAAAAGATTAGCAGCAAATCTAGCAAATCCAGCAAATGGGGTAAATGGGTCAGCATTTGCATTATCAATCCAATAATATTGATTACCCAATAAACTATTAATATAATTATTATCAATATCTTCTGTAATTAAGCACGTTGGAAAAATTAAATTATCAATATGTTCCGTAAAATGATTATAATGTCGTTGATCTATTTCAATCATATTATTATTAGCATTAAAATAGCCAAATATTCTAAATGGGTGGTCTACAAGATTTGGCGCAACTAGTGCCATCTCATTATCAGTTATAAATGATATTAATTTATTTGGGGAATTATTAAGATAATAATTATTTATAGTTGTGTCTACAAAATTAATAATTGGGCGTAATTTATTTGCAACGCCTAAATAGTCAAGCGGAGGTCTATTAATATATAAATCAAAATACTCATTACTATTTTTTTGAATATTATAATAACGATGATCCCAATTTGGGGGTCTCTGTGGGTTATGATTCTGATACTCATAAAATATATATTCATTGTTAATTATTCCTAACCATTGTATAGCATGATTATTATTGTTTAAATCCTGGCACATATGTTTACTAAATATTTCATTAATTTCTAATTCATCATCTATTATACTATTATTTCCATTATTTGGTACATCAAGCACACTACCTGCTGTTGTTACATTAATCGCAAAATTCACAGGATGGCCCTCCATATGGTCAAAAAATGATTGACTTATTATAAAAGTGGTATCATTGGTATACTGCACACCAAAATAATATAAATTATTTAATTTGAGTAAATGAACGGGGTTTCTAATTGCTGTAAATATACCATTCATATCTGCAATCATAGCACCAGCATCTGCATTATATTTTGCAATTGAACATAATGTATACCCCACATCACGAGCACCGCCATATTTATTTTGTGCCCTATCGCCACCATATGCATCATCTGATATATTATTTGGCAAATATGCCATTTTATTTATATATAATGTTATTAATAATGCAACTAATACTAAAAGTATTATTAATAGCACCAAAAAAATCATATTTATTGCTGTATCCATTTTTATATATTTTATTTTATATTATACATAATATATTTTTTTATATTATACATAATATTTTTTATATATTATACATAATAATTTTTTATTATGTATAATATATAAAAAATATTATGGTAAATAATGTTGTAATATTAATTTTACTAATATTTATATTAATTTTTTTTATTGGTTTAATTATTTTTATTGATACATATTGTATTCAATATCTTTGCACGGCTCCAGAAGAATCAACTAATCAGCAAAAAAATATTAGCATTAAAAAAAAATAAGAGGCCAACATATATCAAGTATAAATTAATTATATCAAATATAAATTAGCTAAAATAATGACAAAACAACAAAAATTTGATATTGCATTTACCATTTTATGTATTGCTATTATAATATGTATTTTTATTAGTATTATATTTGCATTGGGATGTAATTACTGTTTATTTAATCAATCATTAGAGAGCTTAGCATATAATATGATTTATAATTTTTAGTTAATTAAAATCAAATTTGAATATAATGTATAACTACATAATACTATATAAATATGGCAATTTCTTTAAATAAAGAAAAAACTGTATTTTGGAAAAAAATATTTGATTTGCATTGCGCTATTGACAATACAATTGGCATTACTGATGCCATGTGCTATTTTACTATAGATGAATGTAAACGAGGTGAAGACTGTCATTATTTGCATAATAAAAATAATATTAAGCCTTGTATTTATAAATATAGGCAATGTTGTCCAATTCAATTGGATGAAAAATTGAATCCAATTGAGTGCAATTATATGCATGATAATGATACAAATATTAGATACTCATTAATGGTTGCATTTGATGAATCGCATTCTATTTTGGTCCCAAATTATTATTAAGCTCAAGTAAAAAAATAAATTACAAAATTAAATTACAGAATTAAATTACAGAATTAAATTATAGAATCCAATTCAAATAAAATTCTTTTTGTTTTTTTTTTAATTGGTTGGTTATCTGTTATTTCCATATTTTCTGCTCCAATATCTAATGCAAATGAGTCAAAATTCCATTTTTGTTTTGCACATCTTTTTGTTTTTACTGCATGGCAGCAAGGGCATAATACTTGTAAATTATCAATATTATTAGTTCCACCTTGTGATACTTCTATAATATGGTCAATTTGAAATCCACTTTCATCAAATAATCCATTATTATATTTCCATAGTGGACATAAATATAATTTACATCCAGTGGCTGGTTCATCTGGGTGATTTGCACATTGTAATCTTTCAGATAATATTTTTTTAATTGATATTGGAATATTTGAACGCCTATTTGCCATTATTATAAAAATATACAAAATATATAAAATATACAAAATATATAAAATATAAGAATAATTCAATTATGTTTTGTATATTATTCTATTATATGCTATATATTATGTGTATATTTTATATAATATTATATTATATAATGGCTTGTTATATTATTAGTCATTTAATAATAAGTATTATTAGTCATTTAATAATATGTATTAGATTAATAAAAAATTATCTACATGATTTTATAAAAAATTATCTACATGATTTTATAAAAAATTCTTTTCCATTTTCTTGTATTTTATGAAATTCTAATTTATACGCAATAGTATGCATTTGTTTTATATCTGCAAATTTTAATGATAAGTGATTTGGAGCATAATGTGCTGCAAGTATATCCATTAATAAAAAAATAACATTTTCCGCAATTGTTTTTTTTCTATATTTTGAAAATAATTCTATATGTTTTAATATAATAATATTATTTGATATATCTGCCAAATTTAAATTAATATGTCCAATATTTATATATTCTGAATTATATTCATTCATATAAATTTTAATATTAAAAAATTTTGTTCCATCAGTTTGTAATGATAATAATGATATTATAGATTCATCTATAATTTTATTTTTTGCATAATTTGCGCCTCTAGTATTTTCACAATTTAATGCCAATGCATTTGGCCTAATTTGTTTAGATAGTCCAAAATGCGGATATATAATATGACTAATCAACCAATGATAATAGTCTTTACTAAATTGGTCATTAAATTTTTTATATTCAGTATTGGATATATTTTTAAATTTCCATATTTGTATAGTATTATTTAATGCACTAATAATAGGATAATATACACCATTATTTTTTACAAATTTTAAATTCATTGTAAATTCAACAAAACCAGAATTAGCTTCTGGGTATGGAGCATATTCACAATTTACCAGCATTTTAGAAATAATTTCTATATATTTTTCTAATTCTTTATTTTTTATAAATGTTTTTAATTCTCCATCTAAAAAATAATTTGGCCATTCATATATTTTGTCGGTTGTAATCATTCTAGCCCACATAATATTTGGGTCATTCCAATCTGATTCATTTTTTATAGAATATTCTTTTTCAGATGTACATATAATATATTGGTCAAATACATAGCATTTTTTTATTCCATTTCCAGAAATATATAAAACAATAAATAATTTCAAAATCATCATTTTACCATTTAATAAATAAGGAGAATAATATTCTGTAATATTATATAAATTTTCAAAATTTAAATCATTTATATAATGGATATGTTTTAATTCTTTTAATTCATTTAATTCTCTTTCTTTTTTTAATTTTATTTCTTTTATTATTTTTAATATAGCTGATTTTGTATTAGCAAAATAATATAATTCATTTAAGCGGTCATATATTTTATATTCGGTATTATCTTGAATCTCTGAATCATTAATTGATTTATTAAATAATTGCATATATGTGATTTTTTGTGCCATTGGGCTAGTTTCAATATATTGGTTTAATAATTGTTCAGAATTTATAAATTTAATTTTTGGAAAAAATATAACAGATTTTAATTCTGCGCCTTGTGTTATAAATTCATTACTATATCTGCTCCCTGTAGATAATTTTGATTTAATAAATTCATATTTATGAGCAGTATTATAAGCCAAATGAACAAATTGCATTTCTGTATGAGTCATACTGCGCTCAATCTCTTGAATTAAAAATTGTTTATCAAATCCATTATCTGTATGTATAGTATGTTTATTATAAGTCAATAATTCATGAGAATTAATTTTAATAATTATATTATTTTTAATTTTTACTCTTCGCTCAAAATATATAGATTTTGTTTCAAAATTTAATCTATTTGCAATTTTTCTCATAAAATGCAATATTTGCGATTTTGCATAATATTGTATATACACTATGGGATTATTTTCTTTTAATGTAAATGATTGAGCCCCATATATTTCCATAAATTGTGCAATCATTGCCGTTGCAATACCTCTGGCTTGAAAATTTTTAGAAATTGCAATATTAATCCATCTATTTAATACAACTAAATATCCTATTATTGTTTCATTGTTTGCAATTAAAAAAGTGAGTATTTCATCTGCAGTTTGTTCTGTAAGATAATTAAAGGTTGTTTTTTCATTATGAAAGAAAAAAGTTTTTGCCTTATCTATTTCATAATGTTTAGCATCTGCGATTGGTATTAATATACTTCTATTTGCTCCAATAAGTTGCTTTCCAAATGAAGTTAGAGCGCCATTAACAATTACATCGGCTAAAGCCTCCGGTTGTCGAATTAATCCCAAATATGGAAAAACGGAGTGTTTTAATATAAAAGAAAATATTTTATAACTGTAATTATATGGATTTGGTTCTTTTTGAACCCAACCAAAACCCGGTCGCTTATTTACTTCTAAAATATATGCTTTATTATGATTGGTCAATAATATGTCAGCACCATAAAGATGATATCCAGCATCACTTTCTTCATAATTTTTTATATTCGATAATGCCATGCCTAAACATAATACTCTTAAGCATTCATTTAATTCATTAATCATTTCTGGACCAACATAGTCACCATCAACATCATTTGGCCAAATATATGTTTTTTTAGTACTATCTGCGCCGGATATATGTATTTTTGAATTTAGCCAATCACCTTTTTTATAATCAGATTCTGCAACATATATTCTATATTCATCAAATATATAGCATCTAGTTATTCCTGATTGAATAGTCATTAATATATAAACTCTTAAATGCATTTTTTTTCCATCTACAGTTAATGGATTTGTAATATATTCTGAAACAACTCCATTTGATTGATTTATTTGTAATTTTTTTTTTGCTTCTATAAATTCTTCTTTTGAAGTTATAACCAATACACCCATTTGCCTCGAAGCATCTTTCTTTTTTATCATAAAAATATTATTATTAGTCTTATTTGTTATAAAATAATTTTCAATTTCTTCAATTGTATATGTATTTGGTATATATTTATACCCTATTGGAATTAAATTTTTTATTGTTTTGAATAATATTGTTTTATCACATATAGGATTATGATCTCCTAATACATTTTTAATGGCGGCATATTGCTTATAAAATGCTGGGTCATAATTAGCATTTTTTGAGGTTTGGTCGGATTTATAAAAAGTGCCAAATGATACATGAACTCTTTCTGTTATTGGTTTTTCAATAAAATTATTTTCTTTTAATATATCTCTTAATGCAGAAAAAACTAATCCATTTTTTTCCCCACTTATTGTATAAGTCATTGGAGTTACTTGTTTTCTTATTATTAAATTACTTTGTTTTTTTGAATGATGTGTATTTAAATTCAATATTGAAGAATCTCCACCATTTTTATAATATATATTAATAGAGCAATTACATATAATAAATACAATAATTAATATTAATAGTATAAATAATATAAAATATATTGGCCACATTCCATTCTATATATTACAAAAAAAAATACTTATTATTTATATATTTTATATATGACATATATAATTTATATGTCATATATAATTTTTATTGGAGTTTCATATTTATAACCATCATTAAGTTTTTGAGTATCAATATATCCAACTTTATTGCATATTGAAAGAAATCCATTTGATTCTAACATATTATTTGTTAATCCCATTTGGTCTAATAAATTAGCAATATGTTGATAACAATGCCTTGCATATGTTTTTTGTTTTTTAAAAAGTTGTTTTTCTGCTAATATTTGAAGACCCTGTAATGGCGTCGGATATGGACAGTTTTTATCAATTGCCGAAAATAATATTTTTTTCTTTTTTACATCTAATTCTTTATTTAATCTCATAATAAAACAATCTCCAGCAAAATATTTTATTCTTACTAGTAATGGCAAAAAATCTGTACCATAATTAGTTTTCCAGCCATCAATTTGTTTTTTTGGACTATGTGGGCGCAATCCATACCAATTCTTACTATCATACTCTTTTGGTAAATATTCATAAGCTGGATTGGTTTCACTAATATATAAATCAGATTTATAAATATCTTTTCCCGTAAATTGTTCATCATTGGTTTTTATAACCATACCAATATGAGTGTAATATACGCTCCCTAACATACCAGCAAATGATAATGTATTGCATTTATAAAGTATAATATCTCCACTTTTTAAAGTATCATAAATTTCTGAAATTTGTATATTTTTCAAAATTCTAGCATTTTCATATTGCTTATAATATACATATTCAGTTCGTAATATAGAAAAAGTGCCAATTAATAACAATAATAATACTATTATTATTATTAATTGATAATTCATTATATTTAAAACATCTCTATTAATACTATATTTTATTATATTAATTGAAAATTATTATATTTATTTTTATATATTTTTTACCATAATTATATTCAATATAATTATGGTAAAAAATATAGAATATATTACAGT